ACTTTCCACAAATCATAATTACCGGTTAGGAATAGCCCTGCTGTAATCGTTCCTGTCCAAATAACCGAATGAGCGAAAAGTAAATAATCGTATTTACCCTTGAAGTTTGCAAGGAACTCGCCTTGTAATGGAAAGTCAGCGATAAAGTGGAGCCAAAATAAAATCACAAACTGAAATACCACCTTAAATAATTCTCCTTTTCATGTTCATATTTAACGTTGCTTACTACGTTTAACAGAACGCCTATAAACTCATTGCCTGTCCTTAACGATGGACAAGGTTAAAACATGGTAGAATCAAGGGTTTTATTTAAAAAGAATGATAATAAGAGAAACGATTAAACTTTCATTCCCAATTCATCCATAGCCTTATCAACTAACTCCTTGGCGTTAGGACTCATGGCGGTAGAGCAAACTGCATACATCATACACTTTCTACACAACCCCCTACCCTCCCTGAACTCATACTCTGTTACTGAACAAGATTCCATATCTTCTAGCTTCATTTGCAATCTCCTTTAATTATTAACATTAAAAATGAGGTAAATTTACCTCAGAAGTGCGGTAATTCTACCTCAAAAAATAATGGCATCAAACCCTTGCAGCAGTAAGGATAGGAGTACTTTTTTCATTTCGGCTAACTCTTACTCTTATACCTATACGGCGTTCTTTATCTGTTTGTTAGTTAAAATCGAAGTTACCTTTTTACCAGCCTTAAATGCCATTAGATTATGATCAATCTTACAGCGTCTATGGAACTCAGAATCAAACAAGTTAAAAAGGTAGGCGGGCACTTCTCCCATCTGAAACAGAAAGGGGTTCATATAATAAATTTCCTTATCTCCACTCTTCCATAATCCAAAGGCATTCTTTTTCATAAGCAATTTAACTACCTTGCGAATATTGGAACGGTCAATACCTGTTTCGTCTGCCATTTGTTCTATACCCATATAATCTCCATTAGGTGCTACAACCGCATTCGTATTCAGTTGCAAAAACATCGACAGCCTATGCAATGTCTTTTCTTCAGCAGGGGTAAAAACATCTTTCTTATTCACGTATCTCCACACCTCCAACATTGTCTTTATAAATCGTTCAGACTTTTGGTAATGGATTTCTCCAGTCTCTATGTTTGCAAATTTATTTCTCATAAGGTTGTATCACCTCCTGATGTAAGGCATGCCAAAAAACCCTCATAAATATATAAGAGGTGGGTAGCTTTGTTTAAAGGTACTCAGATGCTTCAATGGTATGGGGGGTATAGATTTAATCCTGTATCCAATACGGACATTGTTGGCACTGCATATATGTTCCCTCAGGTGGACAGTAGTTATTGTTGTAGCACATATGAATCAGCTCCTAGCAGAATTAGTTATGAGGTGTTATGGAGATTATTCTTTATATAGAAATTGATTATGATTAGTTATAGAGATATATACACAGATCACCCCTTTACCCGGCTGTCAGTTCGTGCCCAGGGGGAGGGTCTAAATTCAGGATTTGGCACTACCTCAGCACTCCGGGATCACAACAGCCCGGTCACAGCAGAGCCAGACAGCAGAGAAAGAGTATAAGCCAAAGGAGCAGCACAACAGATGCCATCCAGCCAAAGCAACAGCTACACTCGGCATGGCATCTACCAATCATAACAGCCAGCTACCGCGAATGTGACACAAGGGTATTCTGGCACATTCACAATCAACCTATAGGCGGATCACAGCGGTTTGCTATTGATAATGCCCTCTAAATGAGAATAGAATGGATAAAATCCACCACTGACGGACATTTAACGTGGGGATTTACTCCGCACGTTGCCACTACTCCTTAGCCTCAATATCCACTACCTCACCCTGAATTTGCGCTCTCTCCATTATCTCAGCCATGAGCCTAAGATCCTCATCTGAGTATGCAGAGACAGCCTGGATGAGCAGAGGGCCGCCGTTGGGGCCGGTGTTTTCTACTGTTTGGACATCTTTCCAGCCGTAGTTCTTGAGGGCAAAGATGGCACCTTGAGGAGATTTGGCTTGGAAGAGCTGCTTTTCGGCGTAATTGTGGCATCTGAGCTTCGCACGAACGATAGTGTCACGATGCTCTTTTGTATATCCTTCACTAGTTCCATCTTGAATGTTCATTAAAACCTCTCTACTAGCATTTAACGCCAACGCCAACCCGGTAATAGTAAAAGGTTCTACTTGTATCTTCTTTCCTGTTTCAGCATCTATCTCGAAACAAGAGTCGAAAAAAGCATCTATCTTAGTTTGTAACTCTTCTACAGAAGGAAACTTTAGATTCTTTTCTCCACCCCTATTACCCAACGCATACTTATTACCCACTGCAGCCGCCATACTAATCACCATCCTATAACATAGTTGTTCGCTGACAAACGAGCCATATCTACTTGATATACTAATAACTAAATTACTACTAATCTACCAAATCCAATAAGCCCCAACGCCAAATACCCGCACCACTAAATCATGAATCAACCCAACGCTAAGAAATAAAGCAGATACCATACACATCTTCATATCAAATTTAACCCAACTCTTAACACTCATGTTTATCGCCACTCATTTCTCATCGTCAATAGGTATTCCGGTGATAATAAAGTCCGTTAAATCTATCGTAAAACCAATCGCATATATCAATTTACTCAACTCTAACCCAGTTTGATAAGGATCTCCAATACTTTGTATCCTTAATAGCTCTACATGTATTTTACATAGTACATCGTTAAATGATTCATCTCTTATAAACATATAACCAGCACACCTCCTTAATATCTCACCGCAAGCCCTACAATCAACCCTAAGCCCACTACTAAGTAATCCGATAGCAATCTACTCAATGACTTAATAGCACTTTTAAAACATTGCTTATATAGAGCAACGCAAAGACAAAATAAACTTAACAATATTTGATAAATGCCATTGCATAATTCAATGAGCTATGTTATTGTTATTCCATCGAACAAAAATAACGAGGAGGAAACAACAATGGCTAAAGCAACCACTAAGTCAGCCCAATCAGCACCGAAGCAAAATGTCTACGAAATGGTAACTGAACGCATCATTAAAAAATTAGAATCAGGTGTTATCCCTTGGCATAAACCTTGGAACTCATCCGGTGCAGTAGCTTGGGATACCCAAAGAGAATATCGCGGCATCAATGCAATGCTACTTGAACCCGGCGAATATGCTACCTTCAATAAAATCAAGGAATCAGGTGGCAAGGTAAAAAAAGGAGCTAAAGGCCAAATGGTAGTATTCTGGAAAATGTTCGAGAATGAATCAGATCCCGATAAGAAAATCCCCTTCCTGCGCTACTTCACGGTCTTTGAAATCAACACCCAGGTCGAAGGAATGAAGTCCAAGCGCAAAGAAGCAGTAGCCAACGAACATAACCCGATTGAATCAGCCGAGCAAATAAAAGAAGCCTACCGGAATTGCCCTCCGATAAGCTACGCGCCAGGTAAAGCCTTCTACCAACCCTCCAATGACTCAATAAGTGTACCAGATATTAATGACTACAACAACCCCGAAGAGTTCTATTCCACCATGTTCCACGAAATGGTACATAGCACAGGACATAAGTCGAGATTGAACCGGGCCGGGATAACTGGGATTGCAGCTTTCGGAAGCGAAACCTACTCTAAGGAAGAATTAGTCGCAGAGATTGGAGCAGCGATGCTTTGTACGGTCGCAGGAATTGACCAAGCAACCTTTGAAAACTCCGCATCTTATGTCTCATCATGGCTTAGAGTATTAAAGGGAGATCCCAAGCTCGTAGTATTCGCAGCAAGTCAAGCGCAGAAAGCAGCCGATCACATCCGGGGTATCAAGGCAGAATATTAATCCATAAGGCCAGCCGGGAGCCAATACCCGGCGAAAGGAGCAAGCGCGCATGATTAATGTAGGCGATAAGTTTATTGGCACTGTTAACGGTATGAAGTTTGAGGTTATAGAGTTTAGATCCGCTCGCAAAGATGTGGGATTGCAACCAGATTACATATTGCGTTATGGAACTAACGACAAGGTTATTAGCGCAACTCAAAACCTCTTAGATTGGTTATTAAAGTCTGGGGGATTAATTAATGACTAGTGGAGGAAAACGCCCCGGAGCAGGCCGCAAACCAGTTTCAGAAAAAGCCACTAACCGCACGATCCGCATGACAGACGCAGAATGGGAAACCATACGCCAACTAGCCATAGCATCAGGGCAAACAATATCAGACTACATCCGAACTAAGGCCACCAAATAAGGTGGTCTTTCCTTATCCCCTCACAACCCCCATGACTCCACCTAAGCCCCTTACTAATCCTTCTAACGCATTCCTTCCAAAAGGATTAACAACAGGCTCAGAATACTTCCCTTCTATAAAGCGATCATTCCTAAAAAGAATTTAACAAATATCTCATTTTACCCCTTTACATTCCGTTACGTATCGTATATACTAAGATCAATCAAACAAGTTGCTTGCGGATCACAAAGGGGATCGAGGCGTAAAGGAGTTTTCCAAATGATTAAATCTAATGCAATAGAACTTAAGCATAAAATCGAGAATCGCCATACCTTCGAACCTATTAACCTTAAGTGCAATGGCGGATTCGGTTATGGCGCAGGAGTATTGAACTTCGAAGACTCGGGAGATAACCAAAACGGCGTTTGGATGTTTTCTAACGGTCAGGCTGGCGGAAGCTTTGAAGCTGAAGAAGAATTTGTTTTAATGGTAATCGGAAGCAATTACCAGAACATCAAGGATTATTTCAAATCTTAAGGAGGTATGTGGCCAATGGCAGCTAAAGTGATTCTAAAATTCGATGTCTTTCCCTCGGAAAAAGAGCGTCTCGAAGCAATCTGTAACCGCCTCCATATAAGCAAAATTGAGTTCCTGCGCCAAGCAATGGCTGAAGCGGAAAAGCAATCATAGAGGGAATTTTCTTCCCTCGCTCGCGGATCTCAAACACGTTGAGGTATACGAGCGAACGAAGAAGATGAAAGAAGGAATTAAGATGAACTTTCAAGAATCAAACGCCAACCTCGATGAACTCATAAAATTCTACTTACCCCAGGATTCCACCGTAACCAGCGTTAACCTATCCAACCGATTCGGCAGTCTATTCGCAGATGTCCATTTCACCGTAACCGAGGAGTACAAGAAAGCCAACGACCTCACCTATGCAAATCGCATTATGCAAATCAGACTCATAAAGAGCGAGGATGACAAAGGCTTACCCATCGGGGCATTTGCGGATAGATCGTAATTTAACCTAAAGCCAAGCCGGGCTAAATCGGCGTAAGGAGGAACGATCTATGTCTAAAGTTTGTAAAACCTGTTGCCTAAAAGACATTTGCAACAAAAAGTTTTGTGCATGGGGAAAGGTTAAATAATCAAAGTTTCGTAATCAATAAAAGGAGGATGAAACACATGTTTAACAACCAAGAACACCTAGACTCTTTTAAATCCCTCTGCCCAGGTAAACTAATCACCGACTCCGAATGGTACAGCACGATCTTCATCTTAACTTCCGACTCCGAACTCCGCAGTAAAACACTGAAGCACGTCAATCAAAAACGCCGCGAAATCAAGTGGAACAAAATATTCGATACCGATTTTAGTAGCGGTCACAGAGCAGCATTGTATTGGTCATTCAGCCTTTGGTCTGGTAATTCATGGTCGAACGAAGAAGGGGAACAGATCGATACAATGGACAAATCTTATTACATGGATGAAAGATTAAGGCGAACCGCGATAAAGGCACTTGAATTGAGATGGGGAATTAAATATTTTGAGGAGGATAACGCATGAAAAACTACAAACTCGTAATGGAAATCATATCCCTCGCTGTCCTGATTAACGAGAACACCGAGCTATGCACATTCGTTGACTTCTCCGGCCATGTCAAGTCGATAGATGTCAGAGTATTCCCTTCGAAATCAGAGGAGCATACCCAAAACGTACACAAGATTTACTCTGCCAATTCCTACTACAGTGACGATTCTTGGATGGATGAGGATAAGGTATTATCCAAGCTGCAAGAAATAAAAGAAGCTTTAAGAGGCTATCTATTCAACATTGAAGAGTCCTAGAAATAGGGCTTTTTCTCTACCCGTGAGCAATCCAAACACCTTTATTATGCCTCATCACCTTATCAAGCACATCAAACCTTTTCGAATCCTCAAACCTCTCAAACCTACTGCAATCCTTCGGCGGCTTGTCCCTCTGCCAACAAGTCTTTTGACGAGTGCAATATTTACATTTCATATCACACCCCCAAAAATTAGAAAAGACGCGTCAAGGCTACAATTAAGCCATGCGCGTCTTTATTTATGATTGTAGTTATTTTGTCCTTTAGAGTGTAACATGTTAATCCGTACTATTCCAATGGTTTTAGTTATGAATATTGTTTGGTGTTTGTACTATTCTGCAATCGGAGTAGTGGAATAAATCCACCTTCGGCATAGATTCCTTCACCCTTATCCACCTCAACTTTGCATTTGTCGCAATGTGTCTTATTCCATCTATCCACTCTAATTATCTTACCTCCCCCATCATCTTAGCCAATCCCTCTATGGCCTCATCCTTCAATCTGTAATAGCTATCCCTACTCCTAAGTCCGTGATTCTTCTGTAACACCCTTTGGGCATAATCATCCTTATTTTCCTGTAAATACTTTACCTCTATTATGAGCTTCTTAGCCTCTGACAGCATTCCCACCGCTAAATCAATCAACTCGACCTCATTTTGTAACTGCACAAGCTCCCTTTTCCGATCCCCTATCCTACTCGCTAAATCCCCTGTACTATCCGACGTACCACTCCCATGCGGCATGTCACTACACACCTGCGTAGTCTTAACTCCCATCATGGATAGTTCCCTAAGCAAGTACGCTATCCTGTCCTGATTTGGCTTGTAGCGCGTTAGACGGGAGATCACAGCGTAATAATACGGGGGATGTCTAAGCTTATTTTCTGTTTGTTGCAAGGTTTAATCCTCCTTATAGTCCTAGTCCCCACTTAATAAACTTCAGTTTCAGATACCAACCACCAATAATCAACCCAACCAAGATAGTCAGCACAACCACCGATATTATCACTATCGCTATATTTTCTAATGCTTTTTTCATCCTCATTCCCCCAAACTCTTAATATCAAACACAATTCCCCGACAATACTTCTCCCCGTCTTCCATGATGTCAAATGTTGCATGGGGAATATCAGTTTCATAGATCCACGAATAATCTTCTTTGTCCCAAATAGCTTTAATGACTTTACACTTTTCTTTGGCAGTCTTTGAGTATTTGCATTCTTCCCCACACTCCTCGAAAATACCGTCTTTGTTTAGGAATATTTCAGTGCCTTCATAGCAGCCAACCTCGTCATTTATATACCCCCTGAACTCGGCGTTGTCGTCCGAGTACCCAAAGACTACGACAAATCCTAGCTCCCCAGCTTGTTTTCTTTCTTCTCCTGTTGTTTCATTTCCCATTTCCCGGCCATCCAGCATCTTCGCAAATTCCTGTATTGTCATCTCGTTATTCCCCTTCCTGCCCCTTATAAATTCCAGTATCCTCGCCCCTTTGCACCCTCAATATACTGCCATTATACTGGTCTAGTATCATCACATCAGCCCCGAATATCAGCTTTAGGATGTCGCTAAGCTTTAGGCGTAGTTTTAGGTTCATTGGTTTCCTCCCACTTGATATTTATAAGGCATCGCTTGCAAGCACTAAGAGTATTATCTGTAATATTTCTAACAATTGAATCCTCCACCCTCAGCCCACAGCGTGTTTTAGTATCGTCACTTGGGTTAAGTGCATGTATTTTTGACATATACTATTTTCCATCCTTTCTAAGCCCCAACCCCATATCCTCCAACTTATCGCAAACCTCCTGGCAAGTTGACCTGGTCGAATTTCTAATCCCGGCAAGCTCTTTCCACGACATCTTCGTCAAATCGCCAACAGTGGCGATTCCTCCTTTCCTCAAGGTATGGAAAGTTCTGGCCGTGAATCCGCAATCTGCCAGCTTTACCGTTAAATCCGTGTTATATCGCTTGTCCAGTTTTGCGCGAATTTTATCCATTAGCATTTATGCACCCCCGATTAGTAGTAATTTCTTGTTGTAATTGCTGCTGCACTTCCTGCGACATAGCTGGAATCTTAATTTCATGCATCTCGGATAGCTTAACTCCGCACAATATATGAGCGTAATCGCTGATCTTTTTCAGGTCATTTAAGTTCTGCGTTTTTTTGAATCTTGCTGTGTATTTCCGAATGCTCCCAATACAAAAACCCTCTGCGTTCCCCTCGGCTATTGTTTGTTCGATCGGCTCTACTCCTGCACCTTTGTAATGCTCACCACCCTCAGTTTGGCAGTATTCTCGTCCTGCTTTTCGGATTTCGTAAATATTCATATTTATTCCCCCTTCTCGTCTCTAACGCACAGTCCCATTACCCCGGCGAATATGGCATCAGTAAAATTATTAGTAGCCCACAGTCCAACACTTAGTACGATTAGGATAATACTTAGATTGTTTCGCATTTTTCTTATCATTTAATCTTTTCCTCGGTTTTCCTTTGATCATCCACATTAGCAAGTGCTAGATACTTTTCATTAAGGATCTTCAGCCAGGCTCGGATAGTATTAATGGTCAAGACCCCACCATATACCCTTTTGCGAGCAACTTCTCCTCATGTGCCTTAACGACATTCTCCTCGATAATTCCAAAATGTCTGCACACCTCGTACATCATCGTTACAGCAGACTGAGCTAGATCCATAGCCTCGCAAGCAAGCAGGACTCCGTACTCCGTATCGTCAATAACAAGGACGGAGTTCTTGCTCTCTCCGCTTTTCCTCTGCCCTTTGCCCAATAGCTGCATAATCTCTCCTGTTTCCTCAAGTACTTTCATGGTGCATGATTCGAGCGTTGGGGTAAGGTTATTGAGTTTTGGAAAGGATACAAACTGTTCGTATTTTGGCTGAAACCATTCTCCACTGAGACAAATTTCCCCGGTGCATGTTTCATTTTTCTTACAGTTAATACATATTGGCTTCATTCTTTCTTGCCCTCCTTTTTCTTTCCGCATTTCTTGCAGATAAAAGTTTCTTTTGTCAGCTTTATCCAGATGTCGTTAGGACTCTTCAATATTTTTTCGCACTCCGTACATTGCATTGCTTGCATTTTGTACTCGCATTTTATTCCTATGGGCTTCCTTATTTCGCCGGAATGCCTTTGCCATTGCTGACCAGAAAACGAGCAGTAACAAGTCGGATGAGTTGGCCCGGTTATTCCGGTTACTTTTTGCAGGGATAGACTAACTCCACATCGATAGGTAAAATGTTCGCACGATTGACATTTACTCATTTTATTTACCACCTTTTTCACTTTAAATTAAAAGTTTGCCATTAAATTAACACTTGTTTTGTTTATTTGTTTTTTTATTAACTTTAATAGGAATAACCTTTAATCCTGCAATTCTAAAATCCAATTCGATACGAGGATTATCCTTATCTATTTCGATATCCTGATCTCTCCATAATAATTTTCGGTCGTCTTCAACGATAATCCCATGATGAAAATCTCCGAGTGCCTTATGGTAATTTCCGGCATCAGCGTGGCGCTCATCCTTAAAGAAATACCAAATATCCATGACAACTTGTTGATCTTTAAGAGGAATTTCCCATCCTGTTTGATTGACCCATTCTTTAGCTTTTAAGGCAGATAACTCGTACCATGCCTTTGCTTCTTTTTTAATAATTGGAACTGTTCTTTTCCCCATTTTTGCTATGACATACATGTGATTACTAGTTACCGCATAATCCGTGAGCTTGTCCGATTTATTGAGTGCCTGAAAGTACGCAGGGATTATTAGTCTCATACCTTACTACCCATAAGCTCATGATTCTCATAAATATTCCCAATAACGCTCGACACCTTCGCCCAATAAGCTAAGTCCTTCCGGAGCATATCGTCATTACCCCATTCAATGAAAAACCCTACATGCCCACCGTGGTTATCGTCTCCCATATTGGCGTATTCACCAAACCTAACAACTCCAAGGATTTTACTATTGAAATGGTTTGGGAATACATCTCCCTCAAAAATCTCCTGCCCACCCGGATATTCCTCGGTTCGCTTGTTATCGTGTAGGCCAGTGAATTGCATTAAGTGCCCATCTTTTAGGTATTGACACCTAGTTGCTCCATCTTCCTTAACGACTTTATCGGCTGAATATATACACGGATTTTTATCGTATGTGGTATTAAGGCCAATAAGACCCATGTTTTCATACATTTTCTTTTCAATATTGCTGTAGAATCTGAACTTAATCTCTCTTCCACTCATTCAAACTTCCTCCTTTTTTAAGGGGTGGACATTTCGCACACCCCTATTTACCAATACACCCCTTCACTTTAATCAATCTTATCTACAGTAATTGGAATCCACATCTTGGGATTATAATTCAATGTGTATTTGTATTTATCAACATTTTTACTTCTTAATTGCTCGACCACATATGTTACATTGTCTGATAAACCAATAAAGTGTTTTTGATATCCACCAT